CACCCCATATTATTTTATCTGGTCATATTAAAGACAAACAGGTAGATGATAAAGGAGAAATGGTAATGGCAGCTAACATAGATTTAACTGGTAAAATTAAATCCTTAATATGTGCTAATGCTGATGCAATAGGATATATGTTTAGAAAAGGAAATAAAACAATTTTATCTTTTAAAACTAATGAAGAAGTAACTTGTGGTGCAAGACCAGAGCACTTAAGAAATGAAGAGATAGTAGTTTCTGAAATGAATGACAAAGGTGAAATTATTTTTCACTGGGATAAAATATATGTGTAACAAATAAAAACAAAATAAAAATGGGATTAAGTACAACAGACTTGGGCACAGGCTCAGGAGGAGTAAAAACAATTGCACCAGGCAATCATTTATTAAAAATTAATAGTCTTGTATTAGAAGATTTTAGATTTCTTGATAATGCTTATCATTTAATTTTAAATGTAGAAACTGAACCAATTGCAGGTTTTGAAGGATTTATGATTGATAAAGATGATGAGTCAAAAGGACACTATGAAGGTCAAATTGGTAGAGTAAAAGCTAGTCAATATGCATTTGCAGATGGTTTAACTAAATCTGGAATTAAAATTCAGAGAGACAGATCAATATTAATTTTCTTACAAAATTTATCTAAAACTCTTGGTTTTAATGAATGGTTTGTAGGAGAAAATGATAAACATAAAACTATTGAAGATTTTGTAAATGCTTTTAATAAAGCAGGTCTTTTTCAAGATAAGTATTTAGAATTTTGTGTAGCTGGTAAAGAATACTTAAACAAATCTGGTTATATCAATTATGATATGTATTTGGCTAAAGCAGAAAAAGGTAAATATGCTTATGGTGAAATTGAACAAGGTAAAGTTTTAGTATATGATGAAGCAAAACATCTTAAAAAACTAGAAGTTACTGAAGTAAATAAATTTGGTGATGATGATGATTTTTCTACAACTACAAAATCAAGTTCTGATTTCAATTTAGACTAATTAAAACTTAGTTATAAGAGGAATCAGAAATGGTTCCTCTTTTTTATTGTTAAAATTTATATCATGATTTCAACTAAACACATAATTTCAGATTTAAAAGATGTACCAAGAGAATGGGTTTTTGAAAATTATTTAAATTTAAAAGAAAAACTCACAGGACAAGATGTAAAAATATTGTCTGCTTTTAATTCAAAAGATAAAGTACCTTCAATGTGTATTTATACAGATACAATTTCAGGATATTATAAGTTTAAAGATTTTTCATCTGGTATTCAAGGAGATAGCATAGAATTAGTTAAAGCATTATATAATATGCCAACTAGAGCTAATGCAGTAAATAAAATACTTTCTGATTATGAAGACTTTCTTGCTAATAATACTTTTTTTGAAAAAAGAGAGTTTAAGATTCATGATAAATTTAAAGTAGTTGACCATGAAATAAGACATTGGAATACAATAGATCAACAATATTGGACAAGATTTAAAATTGGTTCTAAATTACTTGAGCATTATAATGTATCACCATTGCAGTATTTTACAATGAAAAAAAAAGATATAGATGGTAATATACTTTTATTTAAATTTGAAAGACCATATACTTATGGTTATTTTAGAAATGATGGTTCTTTGTATAAAGTTTACATGCCAAAAAATTCTGATAAAAAATTTATTAAAGTACAAAATTATGTACAAGGTTTTGATCAAGTAAGTTATGAAAAAGATTATTTAATTATAACTTCTTCTTTAAAAGATCTTATGGTATTTCAAAAACTTAGAATAGTTAATGCAGAATCTATAGCACCAGACAGTGAAAATACTATGATTCCAGAGTCTACAATCAACAAACTTAGTAAAAGATATAAATCTATAATTATATTGTTTGATAATGATGAACCAGGAATAAAAGCTGCTGAAAGATATAAACATAAATATAATTTTAGTTATGTTGTTCTCCCTATGGAAAAAGATTTATCTGATTCAGTAGCAAAACATGGTATTGATAAAGTTAGAGATATATTATTACCTTTACTAAAACAAGCATTATGAGTTGGATTTACCAGGGTAAAAAGTTTACTGAAACAAATATACCAGAAAATGGTATTGGATTTATCTATCACATGTCAGTGATATTAAATGGAAATACTTATGCCTATATTGGTAAAAAGAATTTCTTTTCAAATGTAAAAAAGAAACTTGGTAAAAAAGCTTTAGCATTAGTTACTGATAAAAGGTTAAAGAAATATACTAAAGAACAAAAAGCTAATTTTGAAAATTACTATAGTAGTAATCAACAATTAAAAGAAGCTCACAAAGCAGGAGTTATTATTAAAAGAGAGATCTTGTTAATTTGTTATTCTGCTACAGAATTAACTTATCAAGAAGTAAAGCACCAGTTTAAATATGAAGTGCTTGAGAAAGAAAATTATTTAAATGCCAATATCCTTGGCAGATTTTACAAAACAAAATAATTATGAATGAAAATGAAATGACAGACCTTCTATTAAAGTTGGCTGACCTTGGTGTGACCGGAATTAAAATATTCTACTCAGGTAGTGGAGATTCAGGAGATATTGATGATGTTGTATATACTACAATTAAAGAAGCTAGTTTTTATGATATTATGAATTTAAGTAATTATGGACAAGAAAACACTCTTTATTTAGCAGATCTTGATGGTTATCTTAGAGATGACTTAATAGACTTTGCAAATGAAAAAATTCTAAATGGTATAGAAGATTGGTGGAATAATGATGGTGGTTATGGAGTAATGCTTATTAAAATTCCTTCAGGTGAATATGAAATCAGTAATACTATTTATGTTACTGATACTGAAGAATTTGCACATGATGGAGATTTAATTAGTAAAAGTTTACAATAATGGCACATCCAAATAAATAAATATATTTTGTAATATGATTATTTTATAGTACATTTACAATATATTTAATTATAATCTTATGAGCAAATTTAAAAAAACAATGGTTTTTACTTCAGGAGAAGTTTTAAAAACTACAAAAGGTGTATTAACAGATTGGACATTTATTAGTGAATCTCATTCTAATCCAATTACTGGTAGAAGATATATAAATGCTAAGTGTAAGTGTGGTAGAGAAAAAACTATTTGTATTAACAATATTAGATGTGGTAATAGCATATGTTGTGGAAAAACACCTTGTGGAAAAAAAATAACTAAAGAAAGAGATATAGAAGTAGGTTATAGATGTATTTTGTATGTATATAAAAAACATGCAAAAGATAGAGGATTTACTTTTGATCTTGATTATGATTATTTTAAAAAATTAACAAAAGGTAACTGTCATTATTGTGGAATAGAACCTATTCAGGTTTATCAATTAAAAAACCCTAAAACTGGTAAAATTAGATCTGGTGTACCTGTAATATATAATGGTGTAGATAGAGTTGATTCAACTAAAGGTTATTTTAATAATAATGTAGTTACTTGTTGTAAAATTTGTAATAGAGCAAAGAGTAATTTACCTCTTGATGATTTTAAAGAGTGGATAAGTAAAGTTTATTTAAAAACAATTAAAACTAATTAATATGTCACATCCGGTACTGCATGCAAAATCAGCTGCAAAGAAATTTGGTGGAAAATGGGAAGATTACATAGCTATTGAGGAGTGGTTTGATGAAACTAAGGCTTGGATAGGACACAGTAAGCATAGAATGTTTAGACATCATAGTGAAGGTATATTTGAATGTGAAAAAGTATTTGGTAACTCATTTATAAATTCAGATGGTAAAACTGTATACACTAGATATGTTGGAGAACAACATGTAAAAGAAGATTGTAATAATTACATTCCTACTGCTAAAGAATGGGTTGATATGATATCATCAGGTAAACCTAAAGAATGGGCAATTAAAACACTTAAAATAGAAGACTGATGAAAACTTTCAAAGAGATAAGAAATGAGTATGGTTATGTTGGATTAGTTCAAATTGTAGAACCAGAATATGGTGGTGATTATGGTTATGTAATTTATTATAAACCAACTCATTTAGCTGTATTACATTGGAACAAAGGATTTGAAACCTATGAAGAAGCTGAAGAAGCTTGTTTAAAAGAATTAAATGAAATTGTAAAAACTTTAAAAATAGAAGACTAATGAAGATTATTGGAATAATAGTATTGGTTATACTAGGAATCAGTTTATTACTGTTAACATGCATGGGTTTGTATGCTCTTTGGTTTATGGCTTTTCCTGAATTTATTAATAAAATAAAAACTAAAATTAAAGACTAATGGAAAAAATAATAAAATGGTCAGGATATGATTGGATAACTCAAGAAAGATGGGGAAATATTCATCCAGATAAACTATATAACTGGTATGATTCAAGTGCTGTAGAAATTGTAGGAGAAAACTTAGTATTAAAAACTCATTACAATCCTAAAAAGTTTACAGTTAATAACAAGAAAATTATAAGTAACTATGGTGTCGGGTTAGTTTCTAATACAACCAAATTTGAGTATGGCTATTTTGAAATAGAAGCAAAATTACCAACAGGTAAAAATTTATGGCCTGCTTTTTGGATGTGGTCATTTGATGCTTGGCCTCCAGAAATAGATATTCTTGAAGCTTATAGTTCTATAAAAAAACCATCTTATTTTAAATTTTATTTAGACTCATTGTTTGGTTTTTGGAATGTTCAAACAAACTATCATTATGAGACAAAAGATAAAAAAGGATCAGTTGGAGGTAAAACACATTGGTTTGGATTTAAAAATCCACAAAAAAACTTTATTAAATACGGATGTTTATGGGAAGAACATCAAATTGTTTTTTATTACAATGAAAAAGTAGTTAGAATTATTAAAGATAAAGCAATACTAAGCAACCTTAAAGGTGCTAAAATGAATGTTATAATAAACAATCACATTAGAAAAGATATTGGTAATGTTGGCTCATCTGAGTTTATTATAAAAAGCTTTAAGTACACAAAAAATATGTAATAAGTTATATAAAACATTAATTAAAACATTTAAAATAGAAAAATAATGACAGAAGAAGAATTATATAAGTGGATATACAATTTAAAATTGCAAACACTTACAGATGAACTTAAAGATACTATAGTTGAAAAAATTCAAGATGTAGTTTGGACTTTAACAAATAAATAATATGATTTTAAACAAACAAGAAATTAAAAACATATTGAATATGTTACTTTCTGAAGATAAAGAAAATGCTATAATTGCTTTTTCTTGTCTTAATAATTATGCTAGTAAAAAATATTTAGGTGAATTATTAGTATTATATCAATTTGGTAAAACATCAACTGAAGAATGGGAAAAAGAATGTAAAAAAGTTTTTAAACTTATAAAAAATGTTTTAAAACTTAATAGTACAAACTATAGATTTCCCTCTTCTACAGTATTTTCTGCTTTAATAGATAATAAATGTAGTAAAGAATCAATAGAATTATATTTAGAATTATTTACTAATCAACTTTCTAATAATTTATATAATATGGGTTACCCTACAGATAAAATAGAAATTAGTGTAAAAATAAAAGACAATGACTAGAGAAGATACCTTAAGTAAAACAGGAAAAGATTTAATGTTGAAAGAGCCCTATTATGGGTTCTTTCTCATTAAGCTAAATAAAATTTGGAATAAAAGAATACCAACTGCTGGTGTTTGTAAAAATGGTATTAATTACCAATTAGCAATAAATGAAGATTTTTGGACAAATTTATCTGAAGATCATAGATTAGGCTTACTTAAACATGAGCTTTTACATATTGCTTTTGGTCACTTAACTACAGTATTTAAATTTAGTGATAGAAGATTAGCAAATATTGCTATGGATATGGAAATAAATCAATATATTAGTGATGACTTACTACCAGAAGGTGGTATTGATATTAATAATTATCCTGATTTAAATTTAGAAACTAAAGCAGGTTGTAGATATTATTATGATAAGCTTAAAGAAGCTAAGAATGAGAAAGATACAAATGGTACAAGTGGTGATGAAAAATATGATGATCTTTGTGATCAAATGGATGCTGGTGATGGTGCTGATCTGCCTGACCATAGTACTTGGGATGAGTTTGAAAATCTTACAGAAGCTGAACAAAAACTTATTGAGAAACAAGTACAGAAAATACTCTCAGATGCAAAAGAAGACACAATTAAGAAGAGAGGTAATGTACCTGGAGAAATAGAAGGTGTTCTTATACTTGAAGAAGTTGTTGCTGCTAAGTTTGATTGGAAAGGATATATCAGAAGATTTAATGGAATTTCAACTAAAGTTTATACTAAAAAAGTTAGAAGAAAAGAAAATAAAAGATATGATGCAAATCCTGGCCTTAAAATTAAGATGAAACAGCATATGTTATTGGGTATTGATACTTCTGGTTCAGTAAGTGATCATGAACTACAAGAGTTTATGAATGAAATACATCATATACATAA